ATCTCTATGTAGTAGATGGCGATGGAGTGCAAATAAATACGGCGGGGGAATTGATCTATTCACCATGAGTGGCGTAATACTTCTAACAGTTCCGCATTCGGGGACTCATTTTCTGCGACATTTCCTAGANATTGTTNTGGGGNTNGATGGNCGNAATGGAGTNGGNAATGAACACACTGGATATTTGACTCATCCAGAGTTATGTGATTTTGTTTGGTTGCACACCTGTCAGACGCCAGAGAATTATGCAATACATGATTATTTTTCAACGGCAATCGTCCCGCTGCGGCATCCATATAAAACTATTATTTCGGAATGTACCTCTCAGCGGGGTGAAGCACAGAAAGATGCGGTAGCTTGGGATCTACATTATTGGCTGGGGCTGATTAATGAGGTAACAAAATATAAACAGGTAATATTTTACCCACTTGAATCAGACAATCCGCTACCATACCTATTACGTGTAGCTGCTGTTTTTGGCAGAGCGGATCACCCTGGAATTATTGAGTACGCGAAAGAGAATCCTGTCATGAACAGGACAATGCAGGGGCCTAAATACATATTGTCAGAGGCAGACAAACAGGATGCAACTTTTGCTGTCGAGGCGTATGAGCAATGGATATCACAGTCAGTATTATAACCAGGCAGTCTGATCACGAGTTACCTGTCGATGAGGGTGGTGGCAGGTGGAAGCTTGGCCAGATTTTATGTCTTTACGAATCTGCAAAGATTATAGGGATACAAAAGCAGGGGGATGAGTATTGGTTGAATCCTGTGTGTGATCATCTTGGGTTTGTGCATATCACGGATGTTCCGCAGGGGGTTAATATGGCATGGTTTGAGGCACTATTAACAGAGCCTCAGAATGATGGCAATAATAAATTAACCTTGCGCAGCAAGTGGTGTATTCCAGTATCTATTTTACGGGGAGGGAAAGAAGTAACAATAGCGTGGGGGCAAGCTAAAGCGCTTATAAAAAACAAAGTATCCGGGCGTTCGATCACAGATATGGATCTAACCTCATGACCGCCAGAGTCCAGTATGTTGATACCGATGTTGCCCCTGGTGGCGATGGTACTATAGGTGCTCCGTACGATAAATTAAGCGTCTGGGAGGCGCAGAATATAGATCTAGTGGCCGCTGGCGACACCATGACTGTGTATTGTTCTGGAGCAGCCCCCGATACCACCTTAGTGAATCTTACTGGCTGGGTAACTGGAGCGAGTAACTGGATCAAAATAATTGGAGATCACGCCAACAAAGATTACAGTACTACTGGTTATCACATCGAGCATACGATCACTGCCAGTTATCAAAGCTCTGTGACCATCAATCAGTTAAATGCGACAGTCTCCAGGCTACAGATTAAGACTACCACAACGACCTCCCATGTGTACTGCCGGGCACTGCGGGTACTGAAAGACAACTGTCCGGTAGAAAAAACAATCCTAGTTGGGGTGTTGAATTCTGGCTCGGATTGCAATGGCATCGAAGTGGTTACTGCCAATGCTGGAGCGGTTAGAAATAATCTGGCCCGTGATTTTGTTACGACCCACGGCGGGAATCCCACTGGGATCGAGATAGATTCCACTTCTGGCACTATGTTATGTCAGAATAATACGGTTAAAAATTGCCGCCAAGGGATCGCAGCAATCACCGCCAGCAAGGTTATTGCTACAAATAACATATCACAGCTAAATACATTAGCTGGTGGCGATTATGTGGGCACTTTCCATACTACCAGTGATTATAACTGCGGCGATGACGGTGGACAGACTGGTGGGGCGAATGATGAGACTGGGACTGTCAGTTTTGAGTCTGGTGGGTTTCAGCCGACTGCGGCGGATACAGTTAGTACTCCATCGGCAGATTTAACCGGTACGTTTACGGATGACCTAGCTAATACATTAGTACGTAACGCGGCCAGTTTTACCAAGGGCGCTTTGATTGCAACTGGAGCTGATTACAGCCCACAAATAGTGAACACTGATGGTGATGATACCGTCCTTAATGCTCAGGCCAGCGTGGTCATCACCACGACTGGTATCACCACTGCTGGGGCTGATGTCAATCTCAAAGTAAATGATGATTCGATCACCGTTGCTCAAGCAGTAGACTCCACGACTGCCGATAGCATCACCCTGACCAGTATTGCCCTGGGGAACAATCCATTCACAGCGGCGGGCAGACAGCTCCAGATTGAGGTTGATGATGGGATTGTCGCAGCGGTAGAGCGGAATGTCACTGTCAACCCGGCCACCGGTAAATCAATGGCGGTCGTGGACGCCGCTCCTGTCGTGGCCCTGGTCAATGGCTATATCACCAGCGTCCTATATGGGTACACGGGCACTGCCCCGGCCATAGGCGATCAGATTGAGTATGATACCAATGATTCAGAGGGCAACGCCGTCACCATGGCCAATGGCTCAGGCGGGATTGATGGGTCATTCTCGATTGCCGGGCAGCAGACCCCCACCACATTCGCAGTGCGCTGGTGGAATCCCACGGATTACTGGAGCAACAGTGCCACGATAACGGTATCTGACGGCGTGATAGTGTCCGTGGATGTGCCACAACAGCATGGCCGCGGGCGTACCAGCCGCTTCCGTAGACTATAACGAGGATCCCTGTGACCGGAGCATAATGATGGGCGCCAAGAAGAAGAAAACGCAACAGCAGCGCCCAGATAGTATTTCGCGTGAGCAGAGGATCGAGATATTTGCTCAAGCTGTAGTGGCCAACAAGACACAATCGGATGCCTACCGATTGGCCTACCCGGCCAGCCTCAAGTGGAAAAATGAGTCTGTCCATGTGCGTGCATCATACATGGCGGCTGACGGTAAGGTATTGTTACGGATACAAGAATTAAAGGATGCCCAGCTCGAAAGGCATGGCGCCAGCATCGACCGGGTGATACAGGAGTTGACCAGGGTTGCCTTCCTTGACCCGCGCCGGTTCTATGACGCGAAGGGTAAGCTGCTCCCGGTGCATCTGCTGCCTGATGACATCGCTGCCGCTCTGGGTGAGTTCACGATTGAGCAGACTCCGGCAGGGGTAATCACCAAGAAAATCAAGGCGGTTAGCAAGCTGCATGCGGTTGAGCTCCTGGGCAAGTGGTTCAAGATGTGGACCGATAAGCATGAGTTGGGCGGGATTGGTGGTGGCTCTATCAAAACCGAAAACACCCATACCCTGTCCAAAGATATGAGCCCGGAAGAGCTGGGGCGGCAGTATGATAGCCTTGCCCGCCGCGGTTAACTTGTAACAAGTTATGAGTTCCACAGCGCAGCATGTCCACCAAAGCAATAATAAGTTCGATTATCGCAATCCGGACTATACCGATATCATTCTGGCCCGGGCTGATTTCCTGGTGCGTCTCCAGAATGACAAGGAACTGCTCAAGAACGTCAAGTTATGGTACCGGACTCACCCCTGGGACTTCATTAAGGATTGGGGCCAAGTGTATGAGCCCAGAAATGCCGAGGTAGGCAGGCAGGCCTACATCCCGTTTGTCCTGTGGCCCCGGCAGATCGAGTTCGTTAAGTGGGTCCATACCCGGTGGCTGGCTCAGGAACGTGGACTGGCAGAGAAGTCCCGGGACTGTGGGGTATCCTGGCTCTCGATTGGGTATGCCGTGTCCATGTGGCTATCCCACCCAGGATTCGCGGTTGGGTTTGGCTCCTACAAGGAAGATAAGGTCGATGAACACGGCAACCCGGACTCGTTATTCGAGAAGATCCGTATATTCATCGACCGTCTCCCGAGATTGTTCCTCCCTGCCGGGTTCAATCCTAGGGAACATTGTACGTTTATGCGGACAGTCAACCCGGAGAATGAGTCCACTATCACCGGCGAGGTCGGCAACAACATCGGCAGAGGCGGGCGCAAAAGCATTCAGTTCGTAGATGAGGCCGCGCACGTAGAGAATCAAGAACTGGTAGACCGGTCCCTGTCAGCCACGACCAACTGCCAGATTGATGTCAGTTCAGTCAATGGCAACGGCAACCTGTTCTACTTGAAGCGTATGAAGTGGGAGAATACCAATCATATATTCATATTCGACTGGCGCCATGACCCGAGAAAAGACGAGGCCTGGCATCAGAAAATGTTAAACGAGCGTGACGACGTGACGTTCGCCCAAGAATATGGCCGCGATTACAACGCCTCCCAGGAGGACAGTTTCATCCCGGCCAAGTGGGTCACCGCAGCTATTGATGCGCATAAAATCCTCGGGTTCAAAGCCTCCGGGGTCCGGGTCACGGGGTTCGATCCAGCCGATGTGGGAGATGCCAAGGCCCTGATATGCAGGCATGGCTCCATCGTCCTGTCTGCAGACATCAAGACGCAGGGGGAGATCCCCGATGCCATCTACTGGGCACATGAGGTAGCAGACCAATTCCGGGCCGATGTCCTGGCCTACGACGGAGACGGTATGGGAGCACCGGCCATGAAGGTGGCAATGCGCTCCATGGCGGCCGGCCGTTGCAAGATTGTCAGTTACCATGGCTCTGCCGGGGTATCGGATCCAGCCGGCAAGACCCGGAGCAAGTTCCGCAGGTCCGGCGCCGGTGGGCTGGCGGAGGCCGACACCAAGACCAACGCCGACACCTACCTCAACTACCGGGCCCAGACCTGGAGTAGCCTGCGGTCCCGGTTCGAGGCGACCTATTACGCCATCGAGACGGCAAAAAAAGGGCAGGTCATAAATGTGGATATCGCGGATCTAATCAGTATCGACTCCGGGTGTGCCCAGTTACTGGCCCTGCAGGCCGAGTTGTCCAGACCGAAACGATTACACACAGCTAACGGCAAAATCAAGGTGGAGAGCAAAGAAGAGATGCGCAAGCGTGGCGTGAAGAGCCCGAACCTGGCTGATGCCTGTGTCATTGCCATGACCGTGATTGCCCCGGATGCGGCCAAGATTGAGGAGCACAAACCCAAATTCAAACCCCAATTTACTCCGGATCGCGGGATCCGCCTGTGAGGAACCCTGAATGATGGATGCCGGTCTAGCCAAGATCAGGATGCCTGGGATACCTGTCGCTGCCACTCCAGAGGATGGTGAGGCCTACGACAGCCAGATTACCCCAGAGATGCAGGCGGAGATGGAGGCGGAGAACTCTGCCAAGCTGGACAAGATTGGCCTGGCCCTGGGCGAGAAGCGCAATGAGGCGGTCGATTATCGTGTGTCCAACGGTATCGAGGACATCTGGACCCGATGTGAGGAGTATTACGAGGGCGTTGATGATGCCAACCGAGGTGGCGCCTGGACCTCGAAACCACCCGGACAGGCCCCGGCTCAGTCAGAGCAGACCACCGGCAGCAATGTGTTCTTCAATATTACGCGGCCTTTTGTCGATGCCGCGGTAGCGCGTATCGGGGATCTACTCCTGCAAGACGGTAACTGGGACATGCAGCCCACTCCCGTACCGGACCTGATTAAGATTGCCAAGGGCGAGATGCCGAAGTCCATCTCCAAGCAGATCGACGCGCAGTTCCCGGACCCCAGACAGTCCGCCGCGAAGAAGCAGGAGATGACGGCCCAGGCGGTCGATCTGGTCGATATCGCCCGGGAGAAGTGCAGCAAAGCCAAAACAAGGATCGAGGACTGGCTGACTGAGTGTTATTACCAGGCGGAGAACCGCAAGCTGATCGATACCTGTGGCAAGATAGGTACGGGCATCATGAAAGGTCCGATCATGGCCAATCATGTTTCCACTGCCTACATGGATGGTCAGTTGGTCATGCAGACCAAGCTCCAGCCAGAGTCCCGCTATGTGTCGCACTGGAACGTCTACCCGGACCCGGCCTGTGGCGACAATATCCACAATGGCGCTTACATCTTCGAGAAGGATGAGATCCATGCCAAGAAGCTGGAGGATCTGATCGGGATAGACGGTTATCTGGAGTCCGAGATCAGAAAGGTCCTGGAAGAGGGACCGCTAGAGCCCGGCGGCAAGGTCGAGGACCGCAACCGCCCGACTGCCAACGGCCTGCGGAAGCGCGAGACCAAAGACCTATACCAGATTTGGTATTACTACGGCCGCATGAGTGCGGAGGATCTGGAGTTGTGCGGCTGCCCTGACAAGACCGGCAGTGCTGATGTCAAGGCCACCATGGTCAACAACCATGTGATCATGGTCACGGAAAACAAGCTGTCCACCGGCGAATTCCCGTACGATTTCATGATCTGGCAGAGCCGCGAGAACTCACCCTGGGGCATTGGTGTTGCAGAGCAGATATTCGATCCGCAGCGGGTCGTCAATGCCGGTGGCCGGCGGATGCTGGACAATGCCGGACTAGCCTCGGCCCCGATGATCCTGATGCGTACCGGCAAGATTTGGCCGGAGAATGGTATCTGGGAGATTGCGCCGCTCAAGATTTGGCTGGTCGCGGAAGAGATGGCCGAGACCGGCATCGAAGATTTCATGGCGCAGTTCAAGATCGACATCATGCAGCAGGAGTTACAGGCCATCGTGGATTTCGGCCTCAAGTTAGCGGAGGATGTGACCGGCACGCCGATGCTACTCCAGGGGCAGATGGGAGCGGCCCCGGATAGCGTAGGCGGCATGACCATCCTGAACAACAATGCCTCGGCTCTTCCCCGGAGACTGGCCAGGCAGTATGACGACAAAATAACAGAGCCACATATTCGCCGTTATTACAACTATTTGTTGCTGTTCGGTGAGGATGACGAGAAGGGCGATTTCACTATCAATGCCCGCGGTTCAACCTCCTTGGTCGAGAAAGACATCCGCAATCAAGCTCTTGGAGCCATGGGGCCGTACGTGTTGAACCCGATCTTAAAGAAGGATCCGGTGAAATGGTTCAATGAATTCCTCAAGTCCCAACGGCTGAACCCGAAAGATTTTGACTATGACGATGAGGAATGGCAGAAGGTCGTCGAGCAGATGTCCCAGAGCAAACAAGACCCCCGGGAAGCGATTGCCCAGCTCAAAGCCCAGACGGACGAGAAGCTGAAGACCATGGACCAGCAGTTTGAGGCCCAGGAGAACGCCCTGGAACGGGAGTTCAACCTGATACTGGCCGAGTTGGAGCGGGAAATGGATACCTTTGCCGGTCAAAACAACCGCAGTATGAGTCTCGATCAGGTCAAGGCCAAGCTATCGGAGGCGGTTATCAGAGCCAAGCAGGACGATAAGAAGTTGCGGCTGCAGGGGTATCTAGCAACGCACAAGACCAATGCTGCGGAGCAGGTAGCAACACCCGCGGCCGAGCCCGCAGGTAGAGCCAGACCTGGACGCGCTTTCCAGGCATAGTTGTGCTATATTTACCGCACCAACTTGGGGAGTATCCATGACAGCCATGACTGAACTTACCGCCAGACACAAGCCAACGCTACTCACCACGCCACAAGCCACCAAGCTTGGCTGGTTCATCATTCAGCATATCTCCAAAGACAAGGGTTGGGAGAATACCCTGCCGGAGGACGTGCCTGACTGGATTAAACATCAAGATGTCATGGCGAACTTGGCGCAGGGGATACTGGTATGTAATGGAGAGGGCGATTCACAGATATGGTATCGGGCGGTCCCTTGCGAACCACCGGTGCAACACTGATATGGCAAAAGGTAACGGAAGTATGTACTTAACGAAACAAAGTAATATATAGATGAAACTTGTATTAATTGAATGGATGGATTCTCATACTGGTCGTGGTTGGCAATCTCTTCAAGAAATTACGAATGCCAATAACACGATTACCTGCCGTAGTGTTGGATGGCTAGTTTCTGAAAATAAAACTTGTAAAGTTATTGTTCCACATATTTCTGGCGAAAAAGATGGGGTAGTGCCATATGGTTGCGGGGATATTTCTATCCCCGCAAGTTCTATAACAAAATTTGAAGTATTAAGAAAGAATTGATTTATTTCTTCTTACTTCGGCCAGTATCACCATATCCGGGGAGGGGTATTCTTTCCCGCTGTGTTGTAGCGGGACGCCTCTCGGTTTCCCTTACTGGGATAAATTGACCTGTTTTGCTATCTCTGCCGCCTACGCGACTTTGCCTATTACTAGACATTTTAGTACTCCTTTCCTCAATTTGAGGAAATAGAAGGCGATTTGATTGATGAGTACTACGCGAGGATGTTACTATTTGCATAGTAGGGGAGTGAATTTCCTACACGTAGCGGCCTTACGGCTCGCCCGTTACCGTTACCAGCCCGCAGGTGTTTGCGCATCTGCGGGCTATTCATTCTTCTTCGGTGCCTTTGGCCAGCCTTCAGGCGGACGCTTCTTTTTTAATGCGTCACTGATAGCTTTTTCCCAGGGTTTGTCAATTTTGACATGCTCTGGTTTAGGGCCAGTTTTCCGGCGCTCTTTTGTTGAATTGGGTTTATCTTGGGACAGCGTAGCCTGCACGGTATCTATCATAATGTCAGCCGCAAGCATCTTCCCTTGTACCTGGCGCATGCTGAGTTCTTGTACAACAACCGGTTTCTGGAAGATGGTGAACGGGCGCTTGCCGCTATCAAAGCCTGTGACGGTAAGCGGCTAACTTATAAAGAACTGGTAGGGGATTAATTTTTTGATCTATGTTTCGCTAAGTACATACTTCCGAAAGGTAATCTCCCTTTACACACCGACAAAGGCTGGTTGTAATGCACACCTACACCTGCGAAACCCCTGATCTGCAATGCGCCTGCTGTGGCGATATCATTGCCATCGGGGAAGAGTTTGCGGTGGTCACCACCCCCTCTGAGCCCGGCCTGAATACCTGTGTCGAGTGCGCCAAGCAAAAGATAGGTAGCGTCAAACACGCCCGGGCAGAGCATACGTTGAACCGTAAACAGAAGGCTGAGAAAGAGAGAATAGACAAAGAGCCAAAGGAGAAAGCATGAACCTATTCGGCCAAAAACTGGACCATCTCATCGTGTTTTCTGCCGCTGATCAGGATGGTCCCTGGACTCCGGTACCTGTCACTAAGGTACCGGATTGGGTCAAGGATCCCGATGTCATGGGCTATCTGGTCGCTGGCGAGACCGTGACGGATCCGGCTATCGGCCCCCTCTGGTTCCGGGCCGAGAAGGTTAAGCGTGCGGTAACCCATTGATGGATTCCCGTCTGATCCTGACTGCCGCAGAGCTGTCCAGCCACACCTGGGCTATCCTCGCGGACTATGTCGAGAAACAAATTATCCTACTCCGGGAGCAGAATGATGCCCCCCTGGACGAGATCAAGACCGCTGAGTTGCGCGGCGAGATCAGAGGATTGAAGAAGCTGTTGAGTGCCGGCAAAGAAAAGCCGACGCCCATCCGTATTACCGGGCAAGTCTAAACCGCTCCCCGGTCCCCGTGACGAACGGCGCAAGCCCCGAGTCACAGTCTGCCCACGCGAGTGGGTTTTTTATGGAGGTTGTCATGACCGAATTAACGCCAGCCCAACAAGCCGAAGCCACTGCCGCTGAGAGTCAGGCCTTTAATGCCGCGATTGCCGAAGAGGATCCACCAAAATCCTTCGAAGCACCGCCAGCACAGCCGATTCACCAGGCGGCAGAGACCATAACCAACGATCCACCGGCGACCCTTGTTGAGCCGCCAGCCCCAGAGCCGGAATATACCCCGGATCCAAAACTGGAAGCGTTGATTCAAAGCCGTATCGAAGCACGAGAAAAGGCCCTGCGCGAGGATTACCATCGCGTCGAGTCCAAATTCGGAAGGATGGAAAAACAGTTACAGGAAGCCCTGAGTAGAGCCGCCGTACCGGCCAATGCTAACGTCAGAAAAGCCCTCGACAGCCTCCCCGAATTCAAAGAGATCCAGTCCGATAATCCCGAATATGCCAAGGTGTTTGAAGCCCTGGCCGCAAATATCGCCGCCCCGGATGTGTCCGGCATGCTGGCGACCATGCAAGACAAGCTGCGGGCCGAATATCAGGCCGAGCTGGTCAAGCTGCGGCTGGAGACCAAACACGAGGGCTGGGAACAGACGGCTAAATCTCCCGAATTTATTGAATTTGTCTATACCGACGGTCCTACACCCCAGGAAAGAAACGGTCTCGAATCCATCGGAAAATTGATGGACGAGGCCACCAAAAAAGGGGATGTAGCAACCGCCAACGCCTACCAGAATCAATGGCAGGCCCGGTTGAATGAGCAGATCCGCTCCCATCCGCTGTGGTGGGCTAACACCGGTGCTGCTTACTACAGTGACAAGGTGGAGGATTCCATCACGTTGCTGGATAAATTCAAGAATCGTGCGGCAGAAGAGCCCCGAGACAAGACTCCAGACAAGCGGTTACAACGGGATGTCGAGCCGACCAAAGGCAACCGACCCCCGGCAAAGCCGAAACCACAAACTGAACGCGAAGCCATGGAGGCGGCTTTTTACTCCTAAGCTTCGCACTAACCGTACTGTCGTGAGACAGCACACAGGAGTTCCTAATGGATACGCAAACCTATTCCTCAATTGCGATCCGCAGTGGTAATCAGAAAGGTAAAATTCTGAAACACTCGGTACCCGTCGAGGTGCTGGGCATCACCGGTGTCCAACACAAGATGGAGCGAAACATGTCCGATACTATTGTCTTCGGGCGCTACATCCCCCACGGTGGCGCGACCACCAACTACACCACCCAGAACCGCTGGACCGTAACGGCTGCTGCCCACCAGACAGTGGAAGGCGTCACGCCGGATGCGGATACCCTCTCGCGGGTGGATATCACCGTACAGATGTCGCAGTACTCCTGCCTGTACGTCTACACCGACAAAGCCAAGATCTTCCACGAGGACGATCTGCCGGCCGCGCAAATCAAACACACTGGCCAGCGTATGGGCCTGGTGCGCGAGATGATCCGCTACGGCGCCCTGAAGGGCACCACGCATAAGTATTATTGCGGTGGTACCACCCGGGCCACAGTGGATGAGGCGATCAGCCTGAACGTGTTGCGCAATGTGACCCGGAATATATCCGGCAATCATGGTATGCACATCACGACTGTGCTAAAGGCTTCCCCACTGTACGACACCCATCCCATCGAGGCCGGTTTCCTGGTCTTTTGCCACACCGACATGATGCACGACATTCGGGAACTGCCGAACTTTACCCCGTGTATCGAGTACGCGTCAGGTCGCCAGGTGCATCCGCAGGAACTGGGTTCAGTGGATGAGTTCCGTTTCATCGTCTCCCCTGACTTGGGTTCGATCATCGACTCCGGGGCCGCGGTGGGTGTCACAGGCTTGAAGTCTACCGGCAACAGCAACATCGACGTATACCCGATGGTGGTGGTGGCCGATGAGGCCTGGGGTGATGTCGCGCTACGTGGTGAAAACTCCTTCGAGCCGATCCACATCCAGCGCAATCGCGAAGACAAGTCCGATCCGCTGAAACAGCGCGGCTATGTCGGAGCGATTTTCTGGTCTGCCATGTTCATCCAGAACGACGGATGGATGGCAGTCGTCGAATCCGGCGCCACCGAACTGGATTCATAGGAGAGATGCCATGTTGAAAGAAATTGATACTCGCTGCAGTACTTCCGGTCTCCTGACCGCCACGGGTGCCGAGACGGTCTATGACACGACCGTCGCGGTCGCTTTTACCATCAACGGCAAGCAGTACTCCAAGGCGACCGTGGCCGACGGCGCTACCCCAACTACCGACGGTGATGCCGCGGCGTTCGAGACGCTGGCGGCCTCTGAAGGCTGTTGCATGGTGTGGGCGTTGAAAGCTGACGGGACGGTGGGCGTTTTCCAAGGTGATGTAGTGGCCCTGGATTCTGCCAATGAGCCGGTCTCGGCGTTGATGTTCCCGGATGTGGATCTGGAGACGTGGGCACCGTTCGCCTACCAGACCCTGAAGAACGGATCGACAGGCAGTACCTTCACGTTCGGTACCAGCAACTGGAATGCCACGGGCATGACGGTGGTGATTACCAACGTCGGTACCCTGCCACCGCGACCACCGACTACCTAACCAGTAGGTTCCACAAGCAAATAAAGGATGAGGGCGCCGTAAGGTGCCCTCTGACTTAATAAATCATAGAGGAATACTAACATGAGTAAATTACGCGATAAAATAGGCAGGCTACAGATAACTGACAACCTGCGTTTCGAGAAGAACGCCAATCTTACCGTGGTCAGTTCTACTGGGGTTGCAACCAATCTCTCACTCGCAGATTTGGCGGCCCTTGAATTCGCGACAGACGCTGACAACAACACCGCTGTTGGGTTGACTGCCCTTAACTCCATGACCGCGGGCTCGGCCACCGATAACACGGCGGTTGGCTCCGGGGCGGGTACAGCAATCACCACTGGCGACAGTAATACCCTGATAGGCTCTGGGGCTGGTGATGCCATTACGACTGCTGGTACCAATACCGCAGTTGGTAAAGCTGCTCTAGGAGCGAACACGGCCGCTGGTAATACGGCAATCGGTGCTGGCGCCCTGGATGCCAATGTGGCAGGTGTCAGAAATGTCGCAGTAGGCGCGGATGCAGGTGGCGCGCAAGCCGCGTCAACCGACAACGACAACACCTTCCTGGGGCACAACGCTGGCCTCTTGGCTAATGGATCAGCATCAGGTGGCAACACGATAGTAGGCTCGACGGCCTTTAATGCGGCGACCACGGCTATCGACAACACCGCCGTTGGTTTCAATGCCCTCGGTGCGGATGTCACAGGCGCAGATAACACCGCTGTTGGTAAGGATGCCCTGGCGGCAAGCACTGCTGCTGGCAACGTTGCTGTTGGTGCGCGATCCCTTGATGCGAACGTCGCGGGTGTCAGGAACGTGGCTGTCGGCACAGATGCCGGTGGAGCTGCCGCTGGCGCTAACGACAATGACAACGTATTTGTCGGGCATAACGCTGGTTTACTGGCGAACGGCTCGGCTTCCGGTGGCAACGCAGTGGTTGGATCTGCTGCCTTCAACGCAGCGACAACCGCGATCAACTGCACCGCGATTGGGTTTAATGCCCTCGGGGCAGATGTCACGGGGGACGGCGCAACGGCGGTCGGTAAGGACGCGTTGGCTGCCAGTACCGCGGCCGGAAACACAGCTATTGGAGC